TCATCTCTCATTTTTAAGCATTTGCTTAAACTTAGTCACCTTATCCGCATTCGTGTCATCGAAAGATAATATTCTATCAATGATACATTCGTCTTTCAAATCTTCATGAGAACTTGGAAGCCATCTACATAGATAAACATCTATGTCATTGTTAGATTGCCAATACATAACATAGTTTCCACTAGGTAAGCTTTTATAAAATAAATCACCATTTTTTTGTTCTACACCATAGGCTTTCAGATAATTTATTGCGTCCATATTATAATTTATGTATTTCATTTTTGCTTTTATATTTTAATAGAAAATAATATCATGAGACATTTTAGAGAGTTACATATTCATATTGAAAAATCATCTGAGATGGTAAAGAAAACCGTTGTTGACGAAAATAATCAGATCGTTTTACAAACATATCATCCTACTAGTGTTGTTCCCTCGCCAAGTCCTATTGATATTTTTGAAGCAGCCTTAAATGGCGCACAAGTAATTATTCAACATTCACCATCATCAGAATGATACTATTCAAGTACTTCTAAAATTACAGGGATGCCGTTAATTACATTGTATTTTTCAGATTCTTTCATAGCTTTGGCGGCTTCTTCTTGTGTCTCAAAACATGCTACATCAAATTTGTAGCTGTAGGGTTTGAAGGCAAAAGGTATTAGGCTCCCTCGCTTATACCCTTCTACGTTCTTGACAAGCACCATATTGGGCGTATCGCAGAATTCAAGTTTAACTATATACTTACTCATCACATTTATATTTTAAAAGAAAACACTATGGAAAGTTCTCAATTTAATAAATTATTTCAATATGTAATAGAGGGGAAGGAACCATCTGTTACAGGTGAATTATTAACTCTCAATCAATATAAAGAGCTATCTCAATACACAAGTGTAGAGTATCGGCTTATACTGAAATCGAGAGTCTATAAAGCGCCTAAAGAATCGAGTGTACATTTATAATCAGTATACAACTGTTCCTTGGAAATTACGATGTCAACCCCACCATTCGTTATATTATAGTGAATGTCAATAACTTCTGAAATATGAGCAATGCCGTTGACATTATACACTACTTTCTCTCCAATACGTGGCAATTCTTCTAATACAAAATCTTCTTGTTGTTTGAATACTCTATAAATTCCCTCTTCGTTATCATAGCGAAGGATACAATAATCTTTCATAATCTCGTATATTTTAGTTATACAATCAATTTACTAGACTCCTTATTTATTTTGTATATGCTTAACTTTAAATTCTTTCATGGACTTTTCTATCTTTTGAAAAAGGTCTGTCGTTTTTGTTGAGTATGTAGATAAAAACCCTCTAGGATCATCTGCAAATCTGAATAATTCATCTGCATCCGCATATATTGATACTAACTCATTATAAGCATCCTTGCAATTTGAAGGATAATCATTTAGTAGTGGCATTATAGTCTCGATTGAATCTCTCTTTTGTTTTAACCTTTTATACGTATCTGTTGTGATTATGAACTCATTAAGCTTAGCTAAGGCTTCATTGAAATCGGTGCAATACTCCCCATTGTATTCATGATCATAAATTACTTTTCTCCAAGTATCACAATAGGTAAGAACTATAGCTTCACTTAAATTAGCTTCTTTCTCAATCATGGAAGCAGCATTAGAGAGTTTTTCTTTATACTTCTTTTCTGAATTACATGAAACCAAAACTATGGTTAGTATTGCAGTTAAATAAAAAAACTTTTTCATCATATTGTTTTTTGTGTTATATAATCAATTAATTGGGCTCCTAAATTCTTTTATTTTTGCTTCTTATAGGTTCCAGCTTCACTTCCGGTTTCGACTTTAAGAGTCGTGCCTGATATCTTACAATCTAAATAATATGGAGTCTTTTCATCTGGATATACATCATAAATATAGATTCTACCTTCCTCGATTTTATAATCGAACATTTGAAAGGAAATTGGAGTAGCATTGCTGTAAATTCCAAAAGAGCCAGTACCATCCTCATCGAAACTTAATAATTTGTGAGTACCTTCGATTCCTGTCGACCAATAACCTATAATGTTATTGCTGTTAAGTTCAGTCCAATCTTCTTTATCTTTGCTGCAGCTAGTTAAGATGAGAATAGCAAAAAGTGTGAATAAAATGTTTTTCATAATACTAAAGTTTTATAAGTTGTTTTGTTTTAGTTTATTGAGGCGTTCTTGTCATTCTATAATATCCTTTTATATTATAAGGAACTACATATTATTTGTTCATTAATACATTAATCAATCGTTTTATATAATGGCAGCTTTATGCCAAATACTACTTTGCATCGGCATAGTCGGCATTGTCGTCCTTTGGGGCAACATCTTTTTTATTTTCTTTCATCTGCTCTTTTAGCATATATATCAAATCATCAATTTGTTTATCTTTTCTCTCTAAACTATCAGCTTGTTTTTTTATAATATCAAATAAGTCAGCCGAGATAACAGTTGAATTTTCATCTAATTTAAATTCTTTTTGAAATCCAGCATCATTTAGCATCGGTCCAACACCTTTTAATAGCCAATCTTCATCAAACATACATGAAAAAGCAAAATTAAATTTTTTAATGAAGCTATCAGTGAAGTACTTTTCATTACCATTGAGAGCAGATGATACAGTTGCTTTATTCATTCGCATCCTATCAGCTATATCTTGTTGTTTTGATATCTCTCCAGTTCCCATAAGATATCGAATAGCATCCTTTATTCTATCTAATTTATCCATATTATATAAATTGAATACGAAAATAGTTTGTATTATAGTTTGTAATTACAAACATTATTTTTATATTTGCAGCGTAATCATTAAAACATTAAAGTTATGACAACACTTTTATTGACCTCTATCATCCTTGTATTCCTCCTTATAATATTAGGAATTACATTTCGGAAACCTATTATTCGTCTAATTCGTAAGCACCAGGATACTAAACTACGTAAATGGTGTGTGCAACAAGCAATTATTAGTAAAACCTTTGATTCTTACGATCCCTATACTGAAACCTATTACGCTTCATCTAACGCAGTAGCAGCTTCAGCCGAGAGGATCTATCTATTCATCAAAGAGTATATTACTTACTTATCAGATGAAGAGAAAGAAGCCATCTTTCCAGAGAAATACAAGAAAAAAGAAGATGGTTGACATCAGACAACTTTCGGTTTTGTATTAGTAGGCTTATGCTTCAACATATCCAATATTGTTTCGTATCTCTCTTTAACAGTTACACCTGAACCTCCTGAAAGAAAAATCTGAGTATAAGAGCCTCCATCATAGATGGATACTATATGTTCAGAAAATATGGTGATTTTTCCACCATCATTGTGAGTCAATTCTATTTTCATAACAGTTTCATTTAGTAAAGAAACGGAAGCCCTGCATCCGGCCTGAGAAACTCGATTCAGAGCTCCGTGTCTTTCGATTAAACATTTTAAAACGTAATCTTTAAAACATTACAAATATGAGCAAAAAAAATGGTTCGGACAATAATATTGTCCCAAATCTCAAAAAATTACCCCTAGCAGAGTATTTTGCAGCCTTACCAAAGGCAGAACGTCGTCCAGTTATCATATCAGCTCCTAAAGAAGATGTTATTACAGCTATTGTAGAAGCGACACAACGTAATCGTCATACAGTTCGTTGCTGGATGTATGGATATACCCAACCTAACAGTATGGTTGAAAAAAAGATTGTGGCTGAGATCTTACAATCAGATGTCGCAACCTTATTTCCTGAAAGAAAGGAGGAATGATTATGACTGGAATGGAATTTTATTTCACTCCTAAAGGTGAAGTTATGATTACCGATGAATGTGGTACGCGTCAATTGGAACAGTCAAATCGGGAGTTTATTTCCGAAATCATAACTCGAATGGGAATATTTTGGCCAGAAGCACTGGAGAAAGCATCATTGGAATATACAGACCGACGATATAATATCCCTTGGTTTGAATTTTCAATAGTACGTCGTTTTCTTAAATGTAATTTTGGTGAGTTCGATTCAACAATGGATATTGATCAGATGGGAAACTTTCACTTTGAGGAGGTCAAATGTCCGTTAAAGGGTGAATGTAAATATGAAGGAATAATCTGTAAACCAAAATTTAATAGTACACTGTCGGAACGTGAGTTAAGCGTTATGCGATCATTTTATGAAGGGATGGAAGAAAATGCAATAGCAGATAAGTATTGCATTTCATTGGAAACTGTACGTACACATAAACGGAATGCCTTTAGGCGTATAGATGTTCATTCCTTGGCAGAGTTCTTTCAGTATGCTAGGAAAAACAATCTATTTCAATAACAAGTAAACTCTAAAATCAATATTAATCAGGCAGCATAGCATAGAGATGCAGGTGTGTTTCAGTAATAAATCAGCTCAACACCATTCAAAAGTTAAACAAAGAAACAGCCTAATTAGAGATTATGGAAAATTGCTTCGAAATGATGGTCGCCCGATGTATTAAAATTGGGACTGTTCAAACGCTAACGATGCTGGGACTACTTCCCGAAGTGGTAACAATATCCCAAGCGGAAGATATATACGGAAAACGCCTTATCACTGAATGGCGCGAAAAAGCCTGGATCAAATTTTATCCGGCAAATAATAAGGAACGAGGGAAATATTATGTGAAGCGTTCAGAACTGGAAACAGCCAGCGCAATGATGGACCTGCATAATAAAGTACCGGACAATATTATCAAACAACTAATGCAACTAGCCGTATGACCTACATACCGAAATCATCAGAGATGCTAAAGGCTCTACAGGAAAGCATTGGTAAGCAGCTTGATGCAAGAGAAGAACAGAAAAGGATATGTAGCTCTGAACCAACTCCTACAGAGGTGGCACCTTGTAAGATGGATATAACTAAACAACCTACTGCGGAGGATCTTCTATTAATGGAAGAATACAGCCGTGGAGTATATCAAGGAGACTAATAAATAACTAATATTTAAACAATTATGAGTAACATTATTGAAATTAAAGTGGAGGAGCTTAATGCACTTCCAGCAACGAAAATTGTCGAAAATGAAAATGTACAGACGAAATTTATTCAGATGTACAACGCTATTTGGGGTACTCAGATGGGCGAACAAATATATCACAAGGAAGTATTCAATTTTCAGAAGGTTCTACGTGAAAACCCGTCCTTGGCGGAGTGTACTAAGATGTCCTTGTTTGGTTGCTTCCTAGATATGGCTGTAAATGGACTATCACTTGATAATACATCACATCCTCATTGTTATCTCATTCCACGAAAGGTAAAAACAGGCCAAAAAGATGAACGAGGATATGATAGATATGAAAAAAGAGCTAGTGTTTCTGTTACTGGTTATGGGGAACTGACTATGCGTATGCGTGCCGGACAAATAAGATATGCGGATAACCCGGTTATTGTTTACGAAGGAGATATATTCTCTATCAGTCTCGATAATGGTGTGAAGAAGATTACTTATTCAGCCGCTATACCTCGTAAATCTTCTAATGTAATAGGGGCGTTCATTCGCATAGTGCGTTGTGACGGATCTGAAGACTATCAATGGTTACTTGAAGGCGATATCCAGCGCCTGGCTAAGTTTTCAGCCAAAAACAACTCATACTACAAAGATGGACAACGAGTAGAAGGCAAAGCTAATGAGCTGTACTATTCGAATGGTGGCGGCATTGATCCCGGCTTTTTAGAAAATAAGATGATTAAGCACGCTTTTGATGCTTATCCTAAGGTCCGTACCGGAAAGTATACTATGATGGCTACAGAGCAGGAAGATGAAGAAGTTATCGACTATGGCATTGTAGATGAAGAAAAGGTGAATGAACCTGCTCAAACGGTAGATGACCCTAAGACTCCTTTCGGAGAAGAAAAGCAATTAGACGCTCCGGAACCAGTACAAGTAACAGTGTCTGAAGATGATGCAAACGGAGGATTCTAAGTATTTACTAACCAATTTAAGAAAACAATTATGGCAACAGAATTAATCAAAATAGATGAGGTAAAAAACATTCTTTCATCCTTTCCGGAGATCATCGGAAGGAATACTAACTCTGTCAAGAAATGCAATGAAGCTGGTCAAACTCTCCTTGATACAATCGAGGGAGAAGGTATGAATGAAGCAATAGACCAGGCTGCAGCTGACTACTTGAAAAAGGTTAGTGTAACTATTAAAAATATGGATGAACGTCGTAAACCTATCACACAGATTTTTGATAGAGTGCGTTCTTTCTTCACTTCACAGGAAAAAGAGATTGATCCTAAAGATTCTACCACAATCCCCGGAAAGCTTGTAGCAAAGCGCAATGAGTATGCTAAGTTCAAATATGAAGAAGAGCAGAAGAGAAAGAAAGAAGCAGAGCAAAGAGCTAGAATTGAGACAGAGAAAGCAAATTATCAACAGACAATAGAGAACAGCCTTCTTTCTTATTTCAACCAGTATCTTTCAAGTAAAATTTCTGAATTACAGGGCATCTTCTCTAATTTGACACATGAGAACTTCGATCGCGAAGTTATAGGAATCACAGTCTTTCAGACCGATTATCCCAAATCTCATTTTGATAAGTTTAGTGCGGATTCAGCGACTTACTATATCAGTCAAGAAACAAAAAAGGAGATTCGCCGAAATATCTTAGAAGGTAAATATGAACAATATGCTCAACAGTATAAGGTTAAGTTATTAAACGTTAAGCAAGATCTTACCGACCGTATTCCGTCTAAACGTAAAGAACTAGCAGAGTTGGAGCAGCTTCGTCTTGCTAATGCAGAGGCAGCCGCCAAAGCGGAAGAAGTACGCAAACAACGTGAAGCTGCAGAAACGGCTAAACAGATGGAAGAAATAAAAAAAGCGGAAGAAGCAGCTAAACAAGAAGCTGCAATGAAAGCGCAGCAAAGTTCAATCGGTAGTCTTTTTGCGGGTGCTGCCGCTTCTATTGCTCCTCCGCCGACAAATGCTAAGGTGAAAGAAAAAATTATTGTACTTCACCAACAGGGATACTTAGAGGTGTTCCAAATGTGGTGGATAAACGAAGGGCAAACCTTGCCTGTTGAGGAACTGGAGAAGATATTTAAAAAGATGATTACCTATTGCGAGAAACAAGCAAACAGTAAAGAGCAAAAACATATCGAATCACAATTCATCAGCTATGAGGCAGATGTAAAAGCTAAATAGTTATGTCAAATCCCGATTCATATTATTCGCGTACAGAAGTCAGTAACTCTGACCTGACAGAACTCAAAAACTATCTCTATCCCCGTGCTCAATACGGGGATAAAGAAAAAGCATTCAAGTTCGGTACTCTTGTAGATGCTCTTATCACAGAGAATGACCGTGTTCGGTATGACAAGCTGATGGTAGATGATTATGTGTACACGACAGAAGAATTTGAATTAGGACTTGAAATGCGTAAGGCTCTCCGGAAGGAAGCGGAGAAAGACCAGTTCTTAGCTGTTGTATTGGCACAGTCTGACACACAAAGGTTTATGGTTAATAGGCAGCAGGAGTTCTATTACGGGAACTTTGCTTATCACCTTGATACGCGGTGTAAGTGGGACTGGTGGCTATCTGCTTTCAACTTTGGAGGTGATTTAAAAACGACTTTTGCGGAATCCCAAGCGCAGTTCGATGAAGCTATTGATTTTTTCGATTGGGATCGTTCCCGTGCCTGGTATATGGATATTGCAGGAAGTGAACAGGATTTCATTTATGCAATCTCAAAAAAGAATTGCAAAATATTCAAGCATTTTATCACCGATCGTAGCCATCCTTCATATATCAGAGGAAAAGAGAAATACGAGGACCTTGCTTTTAAATGGTGGCAACTAATGGTTTAAATATATTTTAAGTGAAAACAATATGAACTTACTTATCACACCTAAATATCAAATATTGGATGAATTAACCAATATCGATTCATTTCTCAATATAACCATGAGCGAAGACGCGACAGAAGCTGTACAACGTGGCAATGACTTGGCTGTATATGTTGCCCGTTCCGGCAAATTGCTTGCAGACTCAAAATACTGGCTCAATGAGGCGATGAAATCTGAGGTCATGCAGACGCTTGTAGAAACAGCTAAGAATGCGAAAGCAACAGCGACGGCTATAAATGCTCTAGTTAACTCTCTATGTAGGGAAGAACGATATTTGGTAGACTGGTGCGAACGCTGCAATCGGACGGCAACGCATCAACTATCATGGTGTGTAACTGTGATAAGTAAAGCAAAAGAAGAAATGAAAATGTCCGGAATGTATAATAACAATAAAAAGCAATCATCATGAAAAACTTAAAAAGAATCACAATCGGGCTAGCCGTTATCGGTCTGTTTACGGCATTATCTTTCTCTCAAAGAGAAGATGCAACGACTAGAGAAATAACTACGGCTGCCGTCATGGGAGTTGTATCAGCATTTAGTATTATCACTTTATCAACTAAAGAAGATTATGGAACAAGTAAAAAATGAAATCAAGAAGGCAGTCGTTAAGAAAGATCGACTGAATGTAGTGTACAATGAGCGCTTTTCGGAAGCAAACTACACGAATGTAATTAACAAGAGCTGCGATCAGATCATTCACAGCGATTTAAGAGAAGCGTTTAGCCGGCTTAAATTACATCTCGTTGTATTGTGTGAACAGCCTGAGGCATCTAATATCAACAAGGATAGCTTTACTTCTCCGGGTTATGCAGAGACTCTAGAAAACTATATCATTGCAGGCTATGCAAATGATAGCGTCGATGGCGTTTCTGGAATTACCATTATGGGAGCTAAACTTCTCCAGTCCGGCAAAGTTGTTGACTTGAAAATCTTCGTTCCTCTCCTTGATGCAGACTATCCTTACTATGAAGAATTGAGCATTGATGCTGCAGCTTGTGATGCGGAAGTTGAAAGTTATCTGTTTGAAGAGAAATGGGGAGTCAGACAAGAGCGGCTTGATTTCGAAACGGATGAACCGGAAGAAGCTGTTGTACTGGAAGAAGAGAAGCCTAAAAAAAGAGGACGTAAAAAACAAATAGAGGCGCCTGCACCTCTTGACGCAACCGCATAATCAATCATCACAGGGGGATAATTCCCCCTGCTAAATACTCTGAATCATGAATATTGAATTAAAAGGAGATAATTTCGAATTATCATTCAAATATAAGACTTCAATAATAGATCGGGTCAGACAGATTCCCGGTAGACATTTTGATGGTACTAAGAAAGTTTGGATTGTCCCGACAAGGAGTAGGGTAGAGCTTGAAAGGATGATTTATCAAATACAGCAGTTTGAGAATATAAATTGGGTGAACGGTACAGAAAAAAAGGAGGAAGATATCGCTTATGATATTCCGGAACTGCCGGATCTAACCGTTCCGCACAATTTAAAGATTCAGCCTTATCCTTATCAGCTTAAAGGTATTGCACGGGGATTGGAACTAAAACGGTTTATGAATTGCGATGAACCGGGACTCGGAAAAGCAAATCCGCTTTATACGCTTATTGCCACCCCTTCAGGGTGGATTAAAATGGGAGAGATTAAAGTTGGAGACAAGATTTTTGCTAAAGATGGAAGTATTCAAACGGTAGAAGCAATTTATCCTCAAGGAATTCGAAAAACATATAGAGTTACCATGAATGATAATTCTCATGTTGATTGTAATCTTGAGCATCTTTGGTGCGTACGCGATCAAAACAGAAGAAGACGTGGAATGGGTTGGACGGTAAAATCATTGCAAGAATTGCTTTATTTGGGACTAACTAATAAAATGAATCCTAAGCGGGATGTTTCTAAAAGAAAGCCTTCCTTTAAATGGAAAATTCCTGTGTGTGATCCCGTTCAATATGCACATAAAAGGTTTATAATCCCATCATATACGATGGGAGCTATAATTGGTGACGCAGGATTGAATCATAAAAAAATACAGTTTAGCCTTCCTAGAGACAAATCTTTTATTATTGGTAAAATTAATAATGAGTTGATATCTGGGTTGAAAATAAGTTCATCTACTTATGATACTATTATACATTATGAAATCGTAAAAGATAGTAGTAAAATTCACCTGTATAGAGAAGAAATAAAAAGAATGAAACTTGAAATATTAAGTAAGGATAAATTTATCCCGAAGGAATATCTTCAAGGGTCTGTTAACCAAAGACTTGATTTGTTGAGAGGGCTAATGGATACAGATGGTAGCTGTATAAAGAATAGAACTATATTCCACACAACATCTGTCTTATTGGTAAAAGATATAATGGAGTTAGTTCAATCATTAGGGGGCATTGCCATACCTCATATGTATAATAGGACTGATGATGCTAAAACTATTGAATTCCAAGTTAACATTAGGACTGAGTTTTGTCCTTTTAGTGAACAATCATATAAAATAAAAGATTGGAATCGGAATAAATCTTTTCAGACTACACGCTATATCAAATCTGTAGAGTATATTGGAGACTTTGAACAGCAGTGTATTAAAGTGTCGTCACTTGATCATTTATACCTGACGGATAGCTATATAGTAACTCATAATACATTGCAGAGTATTGCAACAATAAATCTTGCTGATGCTTTTCCTTGTCTTGTCATTTGTCCATCTTCACTCAAAATAAATTGGTTACGTGAATGGGAGAAATTTACAGATAAAAAAGCGATGATCCTAACCGACAAGGTGCGTGATACGTGGACTTTCTTCTTCCAGACAGGAATGCACCAGGTGTTTATTGTTAACTATGAATCATTAAAGAAATACTTTGTACAACGCATAAAGAAAGCCGAAGGCTGGACATTGAGAGATGTAGAATTTAGAAACTCAATCAATTTATTCAAGTCAGTTATCATTGATGAAAGTCACCGTTGTAAATCTGCATCTACCCAGCAGGCTAAATTCTGTAAAGGGATATGCACCGGCAAAGAATGGGTGATAGAACTTACTGGAACACCGGTAGTAAATCGGCCCAAAGATTTGATTCCACAGCTGGCGATTCTAAACCGTATGGAGGATTTTGGTGGCTATAAACCATTTGTTAACCGATACTGCTCCGGACAAAGAGAGGCTTCTAATTTGAAAGAACTGAATTTCAATCTTTGGCAGTACTGTATGTTCCGTCGTGAGAAATCTTTTGTCCTCACAGACCTACCGGATAAGATACGTCAGGTAAATACATGCGAAATTACTAATCGTAAGGAGTATACGGATGCAGAACGCGATCTTATCATGTACCTACAGAAATACAAGGACGCTGATGATGAGAAGATTGAAAAGGCTCTGCGTGGCGAAGTAATGGTAAAGATCGGGGTTCTCCGTAATATCTCAGCACGTGGAAAAGTACGCGATGTTATTGAATTTGTGAAAGACTTCCGGGAGAATGGAAAGAAAATAATCCTCTTTTGTTCGCTTCATGAAGTTGTAGATCAATTGAAACGTTACTTCCCCACGGCTGTATCTGTAACAGGTAGAGAATCACCGGACATGAAGCAAAGAGCGGTTGACGCCTTTCAAAATAATCCTAAAGTGGATATTATTATTTGCTCAATAAAAGCAGCCGGAGTCGGTTTGACGCTTACCGCATCAAGTAATGTCGCCTTTGTTGAGTTCCCTTGGACGTACGCCGATTGCTGTCAATGTGAGGACCGTGCGCATCGTATCGGACAAAAGGATTCTGTGACTTGCTACTATTTTCTTGGCCGGCGAACTATTGATGAAAAAGTTTATCGGATCATTCAGGAGAAGAAAAATATAGCCAATGCGGTAACTGGATCCACGGAAGATATTGAGGAAAATATTGTAGATATGGTTGCACGTATCTTTGATACAGAATATGATGATGAAGAATAATTCAAATTAAGAATAGAAATGAAGATAAGAATAGGAAAATCTTTTGATAAAGAAACAAATGAAGTCTTTTATCAGCTACAATTTAAATTGGATGGAGAACGGACCTATAACGCATATTCTTATGATGTTTTTAAAGAGGAATCTGACGCAAAAGAAGCTCTTAACAAACATCTAAATGGTGAACGTGAATACACTTATTTTGTGAGTGCAGAAAAAGTTAAGAGAACAATTAAAGGAAATCGCGTAGATGTGAAAAAGGTGTTGGCATTTCATGTAATGTCAGCTAAGTCAGATTTACCAGGTTCTCATATTTGGGTGAAAATTAACTAATAAATAGAAAGGCAAGAATAATATGACAGTAAAAGAGTTAATAAAAGAACTTGAAACCTGCGAACCCGACGTAGTAGTTTCAATCGTAATAAACGAAATAAATCTGGAAGTGACAGAACTTATCACTCCTGCACCTGAAATAGTAGAGTTATCATAACAATATAAAAATGAAATCACAAAAAGCAAGGGATCTTGTAAAGACGATGGAAGTAGATTATAATGCTAAAAATAAGATGATTAATTCTACTGTAGCCCATCAAGCTGTTCGAATGGCTGAAATTGATTTGACGAAAAAAGCTGTAAGGGCATTTGATAAGGTTTGCTCTGATTGCGGTAAGCTATGTGCGTGTCAAGATTGTGACTTTAGAATATCTTTTATTAAAGAATTAAATGACTAATTATGAGCAAAATGAAGCAAATGTTGCTAGCAACCGCAGCGATGTGTGCGGTAGCACAAAGATACGATCCGTACTCTGTGAATCGCAAAGAAGGAATGACTTTTAATCCTGACTATAAAGTTAAGTCATCAGTTAAAGAGTTGAGAGAATTCACTATAAAAGGAAACAAAATTATGGCATACTCTAAAAAGGACGCTATTAAGCGGCTTAATCATAAGAAATAACTAAAATATCAAAATATGGAACCAGAATCAAGCGCAATCAATCCGTATAACGGAATATTCGGGCAGCAAGGTTGGATTTGTCCGAAGTGTGGAAGGGTATATTCACCTTTTACTCAAATGTGTTTATATTGTCAGCCGAATAATACAAGAAGATCTTCTAATCTTGGCGATCTTTCTAATACGAGCGTCGGTGAAGAAGAATTAAGAGAAAACCGTAAAACAATTTAGAAATGAACAATTTTAAGATTGGAGATATAGTTTCCTATCGTAATACGAGAGGAAACATAAAGAAGGCTGAAATCACTTCCTTTGAGACTGTAGACAATGGGAAAGTCTGGTTCCATGGTATTGATACAGATACTAAAGCAAAAGTTTGGTATCCTATACATATATCCGAAGAACTAACTGAACATCAATTTAAAATAGGCGATCATATTGACTTTCTCATAGGCGATGAATGGCAACTTGATTATGCAACGATACATGGATTTCATAGAAACAGCAATTTGCCTATTGCTGAAACTAATCGCCCTGGTCACGATGGTTGTAAGTGGTCATATACATTCGATTTATCAAGGATAAGGTTAACTCAATAAAAGATAGTTTTGAATTAATGACTAAGGAAAAGTGCATTTTATGTGGAAAGGAAACGGTGTCGGTTATTAAGACCGACACCGGATTTATGTGTTATAATTGCTATGCCGATCAGCGTAATCCTCCACGTTCTAAAGAAGTACATAATAATGAAGAAGCTCGTATACAAACAGAGTTTTTCAAACTTGTCCCTTTATATTTCCCCAATATTCCGGACAGACTTATATTTGCCGTTCCGAATGGTGGTAGCCGCCATGTTAGAGAAGCTGCTAACCTTAAACGTCAAGGAGTGAAGCCCGGAATTTCTGATGTAATCGTACTCATACCAAAAAAGGGGTTTGCTTCTCTCTGTTTAGAGTTCAAGATTAAGACAGGGAAACAGTCAGATCATCAAAAAGAGTTCCAAAAACAAGCTGAGAGCTGCCGAAACAAATATGTTATAGTTCGAAGTGCACAACAAGCAATTGAAGAATTAAAGAAATATCTTTTTTAAGAGGAATGTAATAGGGGATACCGAATTTCTCTGAAATAACACCGAAACTTCTAGCCGAAAAACAGATATTATACTAATGACAGGAGTAAATTGCCTTTTTTATTATCTTTGTTGAAAAATCAACAATATGACATTTAACGAAGCTATTTCTCTATTAGAGCGCATAAAAGACACTGTTGTTGGCAGTCCCATTAAAGGCAAGCCAATACACTCGCTATTCATTGCACCAACTAGCTGGGAGGAAATGCATATATTCATGACTACCCGCATTCAGAAGGGAGAAGATGAAGCTATCAGTGAATTTATCGGCAAAAGTTTTTCTGTATATGGAGTATCCATCAGCCATATTGAGCCTGATATTCCTAAATGGGAAATGACAGTGCTTGACGATTGGGAAAAGGCAATATACAATTAG